TGATATGGTTGAAGATAGACAAGATTGTTTCTATATTGCTGACTTTACTGATTATGATTCTTCAATCACAACAGCAACTGAACAAGCACAAGCAGTGGATTCAAACTACGCAGCTTGTTACTACCCTTGGGTTAAGACTATAGATAGTAATACAAACAAACTTACAACTGTACCTCCTTCTACATTGTTACCAGCGGTATTCGCTAGTAGTGATAGATTATCAGCAGAGTGGTTCGCACCGGCTGGTTTGAATAGAGGTGGTATCACTGGAGCAGTTAGTGTATTAAATAGATTAACACATGCTGAAAGAGATATCCTTTATGAAAATAAAGTAAACCCTATCGCAACTTTCCCTGGACAAGGTATTGTAGCATTCGGACAAAAGACATTGCAAGATAGAGCATCTGCTTTAGATAGAATCAATGTTAGAAGATTGTTAATCACTATGAAGAAGTTCATAGCATCTACATCTCGTTACTTAGTATTTGAACAAAATACAACTGAAACTAGAGCAAGATTCATTAACACTGTGACTCCTTATTTAGAATCAATCCAACAAAGACAAGGTTTGTACGCATTCAATGTTGTAATGGATGAATCTAATAACACACCGGATGTAATTGATAGAAACATATTAGCTGGAGCAATATTCCTTCAACCAACTAAGACTGCTGAATTCATAGTAATTGATTTCAACATCTTACCAACTGGAGCATCTTTCTCAGCATAATACGAAAATAAACAAAGTAGATATTTATTAATATAAAATAAAACGGAACAAAAATGGCAGATAATATATTAAATTATACCCAAATGATAGCGGATACCTTCGAACCGAAGATGAAAAACCGCTACTATATGGAAATGACAAGTGTGGGTATTCCCGCATATATGGTTAAAACAGCAAACAGACCAGAAATAAATTTTGAAACTGTAAAAATAGACCATATCAACGTTTATAGAAAATTAAAGGGTAAAGGTGAGTGGCAGGACTTAAATATCACTTTATATGACCCAGTAGTTCCTTCAGCAGCTCAATTAGTAATGGAGTGGGTGAGATTATCACATGAATCAATTACTGGTAGAGATGGATACGCTGAATTCTATAAAAAGGACATTAGTTTTTATATGTTAGGTCCTGTTGGTGATAAGGTTGAACAATGGACTTTAAAAGGAGCATTTATTACTAAAGCTTCGTTTGGTGAATTGGACTTTTCTAACACAAATGAACCAGCAACAATCGATTTGACATTAACATACGATTACGCAATTCTTGAATATTAATATTCAAAAAAACATAAAACTAAAGGGGATACTAAAATATCCCCTTTTTTATGCTTTCTAATTTTTTAAAAACTATGTATTTATATATACAAACTTAAACAAAGTAAAGTTATGAATCAAAAACAATTCGATTTCCCAACAGAAGTGTTGGATTTACCATCAAAAGGTAAATTATATCCAAAAGAGCATCCTCTATCTTCTGGACAAATTACAATAAAATATATGACAGCAAAAGAGGAAGATATACTTTCTTCTACAAACCTAATTAAAAAAGGAATTGTATTAGATAAGTTATTTGAATCCATTATTGTTGATTCTGTTAATATAGATGATATTTTAGTAGGTGATAAAAATGCAATAGTATTAGCAACAAGACTATTAGGATATGGTCCTAATTATAATATTTCATTTTATTCATCCAAAGCAGGAAAATCCATCGAAACAACAGTAGATTTGGCTCAAATTAAAACAAAAGATGTTGATTATTCTAATTTTGCTAATCAAAATGAATTTGAATTTACAACACCAAGTGGTAATAAATTAACATTTAAGTTACTTACGCATGGTGATGAGAAGTTAATTGATAAGGATATAGCAGCATTGGAAAAAATGAATAAAGATGGTTCGTATGAAATTACAACTAGATTAAGATATATGATTAAAAGTGTGGATGGTAATTCAGATTTAGGTCATATCAACAAATTCATTAATAACGCATTTTTAGCAAAAGATAGTAGAGCATTTAGAGAACATATTAAAAAAATCTCTCCAGATATGAACATGACATTTACATATGTACATGAAGATGGAGAAAGTGAGGTGGCGCCTATTCCAATGGGCGTAGGGTTTTTTTGGCCTGGCGATGAATCATAGTCTATTACTCCACACTCAAATATTTGAAATGGTGGAGTATAGTAATGGTTTTTCGATGATGGAATTGTACAAAATGCCAACCCATCTTAGGAGATTTTATTATAATAAATTAGTTGAATCGAAGAAAAAAGAAAACGAAGATACTAAAAAAGCACAATCTTCCAACGCATCTAAAGTTAGGATTAAGAGATAACCACTCTTATTCCTAACTTTTTTATTTTATTAGATATTTATAGATTGAATAACTATAAACAAACGAAGATGGCATTACATTATAAAATAAAAAAATCTAAATTAAAAGAATTTTTTGGATTGTTCACTAAAAAGAGAACACCACAAAAACTTCAGAAAATGATTGATAACGACCCTGTCTTACAAAAATTAAAGGCTGATGTGGATAAATTAAACTACAAATATAAGCCTGAAATCGATAAATTAAAAGATGATAAACCTGAAATGTTCAAAATGTTTCAGGATTGGGGATTGATACCAAAAGATTATAATTAATGGATAGATTATCAGATAGTGCAGAAGAGATTAGGTTAGACCTTCTTAGAGAAATTGAAGAAGTTAATCACCGTATTGAGGAGCAAAATAAAAAGGCTGCGATAGTTGGTGCGGAAGAACGTAAAAGACTTGAAAAGAGAATTGAGAAAGAGAAGGAAAAGCTAAAGATTTTACAAAAACAAGCAGAACCATTAGAGAAACAAAATACATTAGCGGAAGAATATGAAGATTTACAAGATACTTTAGAAACTTCTTTTACAAAATTAAACATTAATGCTAGAAAATTAATAACTACCAATAAAATAGGTGGTAGTGCATTTGCTTCTCTTGCTAAAGATATTTTAGATTTAAAAGAACAACAATTTGGATTAAGCGATGATGAGTTAAAAATTAATCAAAAAAAATTAGAACTATATTCAAACCTATATACATCTATTACAACTCAAGCGGAAGAAGCAGCTAAAGTAAAAGATGAAATTTTAGGTCAAAATGAAGCAGCTAATAGAAGACTTAAATTTGAAGAAAGTATTGCAAGTTTAGGACCCGAAGAGCAAAAAAAATTAAGGGATTTATTTGCATTAAATGAAAATTTAATTCAACAAGAAGAACGATTAAATCAAATAAAAGAAGAAGGTAATAGATTATATGAAAAACTTCCAGGGTTTCTTCAAGATGGTGTTGATTTAGCAAAAGATTTAGGTAAGGGGTTAATGTCTGGAATGTTACCACTTGTATTGATAGGATTATTATTAGCAGCTGCTTTAGATTCATTTACAGAGTTATCCGCTGCATCTAAAAAGTTTAGAGAAGATACTGGAATAACTGCATCTCAATCAAAAGATTTAGATAATCAGGTTAAAAATATTAGAAATAACTTTTCTCAATTAGGATTAAAGGCCGATGATGTATATGATACCATTGGTGCACTTAAAGGAGAATTTGCTGATAACGCTAGATTATCTGAAGAAGTAGTATCATCAATGACTGTATTAAATAAAAACTTTGGAATTGCACAAAAAGATGCAGCTAAAGTAGCTATGATAATGCAGAGTATGGCTGGGTTATCTGCGGAAACTGCACAAGGAGTTTCACAGCAAGTAGCTGAAATGGCAAATTTAGCTGGTGTAGCCCCATCGCAAGTGTTCAAAGATATAGCAGATTCTGCGGAAGAAACATATACATATTTTAAAGGAGATGTTAATTTAATAGCTAGGCAGGCTATTGAAGCTAGAAGATTGGGTAGTACATTAAAAGATGTATTAAAAACAACCGAAGACCTTTTAGATTTTGAAAATGGTATTGAAAAAGAATTAGTAGCTGCAACATTTGTTGGAGGACAATTTAATCTATCGCAAGCTAGAGCATTAGCATATGCTGGTAAAAATGTAGAAGCTCAAAAAGAAATATTAAGACAGGTTGAGAGAAGTGGTAAGTTTGCTGACCAAGATATGTTTACCAAAAAAGTATTAGCTGATGCAGCAGGTATGACGGTTGAACAACTTACCAAACAACTACAAATACAAAAGTTATTATCAGGTCTTTCTGATGAAGAAGCTCTTAAAGCGCAAGCAGCAATAGATAAAGGACTTAATCTAAATGGTTTAACTCAAGACCAATTGATGGATAAAACCAAAGAGTTAGCAAAACAAGAAGAAATAGCTGATAAGGTAACTCAAATGGAAAATTCGTTTAAAGGAATAGTTGCATCTCTTGGTACTGCTTTATTACCACTAATGGAAGGATTGGCACCTATTATTACTATATTGGCTGAATCATTTGGATTTATATTTAAAGTATTAAATTATATACCTGGCGTATTTCCTGCAATTATAGCAGGATTGACAGCAATGTGGTTAATGACTATGAAAGTAGCTATTGCAGCTAAAATGGCAGCAATTGCTAAAGTTTGGAGTGCGTATGGAGCAATGCCTTTTATTGGCGTTGCGTTGGCAGCTGGTGTTGTGGCAGCATTAATATCATCTGTAGCTAAAGCAAAAAGTGTGGGTGATGTTATGGCACCTGCGGATGGTAAGACTAGAATATCAACAAAGGAAGGTGGTTTATTAGAATTATCTCCAAATGATGATTTAGTAGCAGCACCAAATGCAATTCAAAATTTAAATGCAGCATCTAAATCTAATAATACATCACTCACACCAACGATAGGTGGAGTAGATAGTTCGGCAGCAATTGATGTTTTAGTAAAAGAAATGAAAGCATTAAGACAAGAGTTTTCTAACAAACAGAATAATGTTTATTTGGATGGACAAAAAGTTACAAGCGGTATTGTTTTAGCATCTGAAAAGAGTAGTAGAAACAATTTTTCATACGGACAAAGAAAATAAAATATGCCAAGTTTAGAAGAATTATTTAAACAGAAAAAAAATACATCGGGTCCTAATGCTGGAAAAACCGCAGAAGAGATTTATGCTCCGCAAGATAGTAAAAGAATTGTACCTATTACATCAAATAGTTATGCAATTAATCAATTAAATAGAACAACCCCAAGACAAGGATTGTTTGGTAATATTGCTGCAGGATTTGATGTTCTGTCAAATATGAATAGGTTGAGAAATACCAGAAGTATAAGACTTTCGGAAACTTTAAATGAACAAGAGGAAGTTGGATTAAAACAATTTCAAAACTTTGCAAGACCTGTAATATATGGATTGGATTTTACTAGAATTACAAATAAAAATACACAAACTTTATTGGTAATGAAAAGAGCAGCTGAACAAGGTGCAGCTGGTGGTCTTGATGATGTGATTGGTGATGCGGTTGGTAAATACGCTGGTGATGCTATGGCTAATTTCCTTACATTTGGAAAAAAAGCAACATTACCACCTAAACCAGATATAACACCAATAGCACTGAATGCAATATCTGATGTTGGTAGTAGATTATTGGGTTCTATATTACCCGGCCCAATGATTCCAAGTAAAGTAGCGGAAGAATTTGCAAAAGGAT